TACTCTTTGCCCTGTCGAAACTATGCACCCCCATCAAAAGCATTCTTAATCTCCAGCATACTTGTGGGGATCAATCCACTTTCAACCTTCTTCGATCCTGCGTCCAGTTTAGAATACTTTTGGTGGAGGTGGGGGGATTCGCACCCCCGTCCAGAACCTGTTTCTCTTTGCTTCATACAGCAATATCAATCGTAAGGCTTCAGAAAATCATCACCCTTACTATCTTCGTCAAAATTATTCCAATCATAGGTTGCAATTTTGTAAATCCAAAATGCATGTAGTCCTACGATAAGAACGAATAATATTATATCACTATTTATCATGTTAGTCAATCAGTACAGCATCATATGCTTCACGGTAAGATATAAAATCTTTGATGTAGTCATTGCGTTTTTTGATGAACACTTGTGGATGCTCAGAGTCAACGGCAATCATAATTACAATTTGTGATACTGGTATTCCAGTTCGTTCTTCGTACATAACTGCATACGCAGAACATTGCATGAAGTATCCTTTAATCCAACTCTCTTCTTTTAACTTGCCTGAAGTCTTGAAGTCAATGATAGATAACTTACCATCGTATTCTGCAATACAATCAACTCTACCAGCAACTTTTAAATGGTGTGAATATAAAGGAATCTCTAGTGCATGAATGTTGTTTACATGTTCATCCAATAGAGGTTGTAAAGACTTAAACATAGCGACAGAATCTGGCATCGTCTTACGTGCAAAGTCTTCTTCATTGTTCAAATAGTTTTCGCAAATTTTGTGTACTCTAGTTCCACGGCTGGATGCTTTAGTTGAAATACGATTGGCTTCTTCCTCGCCCACACGTTTTCTCCATTCAAGGATTTTATCTTTGCCGTGCTGGGAGGTAATGGTAGTAACAGAGGGATATAGTAATCCCTCTGGCGTCTTGTAGAATCGCTTGCCGTTTACTGTTTCAGTTTCCAAATCATAGTCGATATCGCATCCAATGTGTTTAAAGTTCACTTCAGTAATCCTGTAGTTATAATGATATTTTATTTAGCAGAGTCTACTCCGTCTTCATGTTGCAATTTTGCTAGAATATAATCTTTTACCAATGAAGAACGAACAATATCATCTACAGTAAATTCAATTTTTGTGAATGCATTCATATGATAGGCAATATCAAAGAATTTAAGAATACCCGATACATCATTCTTTTTCTTATTCAAATCAGTTTGGCGATAATCACCACACCAAATAATCTTAGAACGATATCCAACCCTTGTCATAACTGTATCTATCTCTTCAAACGTCATGTTCTGCATTTCATCAACAATAATGATAGCGTCATCAAATGACATACCACGAATGAATGATGTAGAGATAAACTCAATATGTCCTTGTTCTTCTAATCTATCCCATGCATCTTTGCGACCAAACAATGTGTCGCAGATTTGACGATATGGTTGTTGATAGATTTCCATCTTTTCATTTACGTCACCTGGCAAATGTCCAATCTCTCTTGATTGAACAGCAGAACGTACTACTATAATTTTGTTAAATGGATTTGCTTTATCCATCACTTCTTCGATTGCTTTATACAATGCACAGAATGTTTTACCTGTACCTGCTACACCATGAAGTGCCACAAAATAGTCTCCACGTTTGTATGCATCAAAAAAGAGTTTTTGATTTTCTGTTAAAGGATCAAAAGTTTTTAAATCATCTAGTCTGAGTCTGAGTGTGTTATTAACTGCTTTGAGTTTTGGGGTTGATGGAATATCTGGTTCAGTATTTGCTACTCTTGGTGTAGCTGATTTTCTTGCCATGGGAGCCCTTTTACTTGTTGTGTAATGTATCCCCATATTAGAATGTATTAACATCGCCTCTTGGATGTGCTTCTTTAGCCTTGGCAAGGACTTCTCTAAATCCATTGTCTGGCTTTCGAATACCCAATCGAACTGGATCACCTAATGATGGGGCGCCTAGCATAACAGATTCATATTGAGGATTTTGTTCTAAGAATTCCTCTCTATCAGCAATTTTAAAAAGTCTTTCGATTATTTCGCCTGTTTCACGATGGCGAAAGTTGTATGTTGGCATTCTTCACTCCGTATGAGAACCACTCTGGTGTTTCTCTGTTTTTCCATTTTGCAAATCTACTCTTATCATGTATATAGTAGTTTTGATATGACTTGATAGCGTCATTCTTTACTTTATATGTATCCGGCATTGCGGGCGTAGGCTCGGTAAATTCACCCAACGGAATATTTTTTGGGGGAATCATCAATTCAGAATCTAATCGTGCAGTCGCATGATTTTTGCCATAACGGTGGGTGTATTCATTACACAGCCATCCAAACAATTCATACAACCAAACATAATTTGCTTGTGATTGTCTTACCCAAATAGCAGATGGATGATTAATATGAGTTGCGGAATAAAGAATGCCTTCACGTTCATCGTCAAGAACATATTTTGTTTGTTTTCTTCCAGACTGTGATTTGCCTTCAGTAATAACGCCATCTAGAACACGGTGAGCAGTAGAAAGTAATTGTGCATATTCAATAATCATTTTAACAACGTGTTTATCCAAATGCATTTCTGCACAGACTTTTGGGTTTTTGTCGAGATAAAAAATGTTCATATAGTCAATATAGTAGATGTTCATACAAAATCATACGTTTTTTCAAAAATTGGACCATCACAAATATAAAGTTCTCCGTCAATACCTCGCATGAGATAATCACCAGCTTTGCCTTGCTTGTAATTGCCTTCGAGTGTATTCACACGAAAGTCTTCGTCAATGCGTTTAGCATGTACTACAATTGGACGTTTCATACATGCACCCATTTCGGCAACGTCTTCAAAGGTATCATAAGTTTTCATAGTTTCTCCACAAGTACTTTGTCGCCTTGGTCTGTACCAAACGACATGTTATCATAGTATACACGAACAAACCCCTTCCGTGCAAGCGAAACGCAGGTAATACATGCACCAAAGTAATTTACATTTTCGGTAATGTCTTCGATGGATTGGCTAGGAACACCTTCGGCACGGGATAACATTTCTGTCATCAATACAATGTCTTCCATACCATCATTGAATTCACTATCACCTTCTTCAATTATTTCCGATAATACTTGTAGATTCTCATCGGATAATTTCCTAAAGAATTTGCCTAATGATGTATATGGATTACGCATCAACATCTTTGCTACTGATTTCGTGACTGGCAAAAGTTTATCTGATTCAATAATCTTTTCCATACACGGATGTGAGTTTTCAAAGTCGATAGGGTCTTGCATTAAATCTCCACGTATTTTAGTTTAAAGTTATCAGCACGGTCTTCGTGATTAATGTATCCACGTGGATTGCAAACAACCCTAGTAGTACCAATCATGTAGTCAAAGTCTTCGTGCGTATGCCCGTGAGTCCACAATTTGATTTGTGGATTGTCAAGAATGAATTGATCCAAACGGCTACTGTATGCACCATTCATTAACACTTCTTCTTTGTATCGAGGATGCGTAGATGCTTTGCTAGGCGCATGATGCCCAACAACAACGTATTTGTTTGGATTCTCACCAAGCATTGCAGTTGTCACTTGAATATGTTGTAACATTTTCTTGTGATCCTGTACAGTATCTTCTGGTGTAAATCTAGCAGGACGCTTATGGAATTCTGCTTTCTGAATTGGCAGTCCATTCTCATCTAACTTTACATTGCCATCACCATCATATGCATTGACCATTGTTTTGTATGAAACCATTTCGGTACTATTTTCAATAATACGAAAGTCATTCATCATACCACGAATGTGTGAAAGTGTAACAGGGTCTTGTGCATTCATGTCAGTCCATAATGTACCACCAATGAATGTCACACCATCAATCGTCACGTTCTCTTTGTCGAGGATGTGTAGATTCTGAATGTGTCCAAGATAGTTTCGTAGAATCGTAAACGTTTCAGCATAGTCACCGTGATAGTGTTCATGGTTACCAGCAACGTAAAGTACTTTTGGAAATTCAAAAGCGCAACGAGAAAAGAAATCAATGTAGCGTTCGCTTTTACCTTTTCCTATAATTCCGTATGGATCAGATTTACGGAAGTCAGCCGCAACGCAGATATCGCCAGATAGTATTAATACGTCAGCGTTTTCTTCGTTCTTTAAAATCAAGTCACCAAATTCAAGGTGAACATCGGATGCAATAGCAATCTTCATTTTTTACTCTCAATCTGTATGAGGTGGGAGAATATAATCTTCACAATAGAATTGTAGTTTAGCAATAGTCTCATTTACATCTTTATGCAGTATAGCAATACCGCCAGCGGCTCCAAACGAATCAATTACGTCTGGAGTATCATCCACCAATATGGTTGTGGATCTTGCGTATTCGGCTTTCAATTTACGCCCAGGTACAGTATTTATTTTAAATTCAATACCACGTTCACAAAGCCATTGTGTCTTTTGAATTGTCACTTCGGTGTGATACTTCATTCCACCACTTGAAGTCAACATTTCAATTTCGATGTTTGGTATAGTTCGCACGTAAGCAAGCAATTCTTGCCCGCCAGGATTCCAATCTAGTGTAGCAAAGTTTTCACCTTCAATGAATTTAGTCCAGTTACTTGAAAAGTTTTTTCTATCTCTAGACGAGCCAGGACTTTCGCCAAACAATTCAAGATAGCGGTTCTCAAAAGAACACAAAACACCATCCATGTCTAGATAAAGTTTGCTCACATCCATATAATCAATCCAACGACAATTATAATTACAAAATACTCCATGAGAGTAAAGTGCAAAATCAATTTATAGAACCAATTGTATCGCAATAATTTTTCATATAGTGAAAGTTTCATTCTGACATTCTCGCAATTAAATTTTGTAAAACAGGTTCTATCTCAAAGGCAGGAATGCTTGACATATACTGGACGTATTGTACAACGTCAGTACCAGTCAAGCCAAAGTCCCATGCCTGAAGGATGTATCGTTCTATTACGTCACGTTCATCCATACCACTCCATTCATTATCAAGTTCGAATATATGCTTCAGCAAATTGGCGGTCTTCAAAGTCCTCAACGTCTGTATCGATTTCATCTAACAAGTTGACGGGTTTCTTTGCAGAAGACTTTGCCATCGCAGACATAATTCCTTCAAGGGAATCACCAGCAGGAACAGGCGTAGGAGTAACTTTCTTCGCTTTCACAGGCTTAGCCGCTTTAACAACGGGAGCCTTGGCAGTCTTAACTGCCTTCACTTTAGCCGGTTTTGCAACAGGTGCAGTACCAGCGCCAACGAGTTCATAACTTACAACGGTGCGACCATCACGATTGGAACGAACAGCAAAGCCCGTATTTTTCTTGATTTCCCACAGATAAGTAGAGAGTCGAGTCGCAACGATGCCGTCAATCGCACGAATGGTGCTAACTGGAACTGGCGCATTAGCGGCTTGCAAAACTTCAAAAATCTTTGTGTATTGTTGAACAGATTTAGTCATAATATAATTTCCTTAAAAAGAGTTAACTAAGAGATACATGGTAACACACCATGGGGTGTTTGTCAAGCGGTAACAACAAAAGGTTTGTCCCATTTGCCAACGTTGATATGAGCATAGTAAGCGGTATCGAAATAATCCGTCATCGCATCGCTACGGTCATAATAATCACCAGAGTAAATCGCAGTAACGATTTTGGTCATTAGTTCTTTTGCCTTACCAGAATAATGATCCTGATAATAGTAATGATTCACTTGGTCGTAACCAGTCGTATTGGGTTGAAAACCACGTGCCACTTGATAAGAGTCACGGCCGCAAGTTTCGTTAGAGTTCGCAATAAAATCAACAGGCGCAGATTTGATTGTGCATGTGATAGAGAGACTATCGCAACGCAAGGAATACTTAACGCCAGTACCTTTAAGTGCGGCATCCAAGTTTGCTTTAATCTTCGCTTTGCGTTCTTGATTCATATAAGCCATGTTCAATTCACTCCATAAAAAATAGCATCTTCATCATACGAATACGATTCATACATCATCATATCGTGGTAAGCATTCATTGTATCAAGGAAGTCCTGATAAGTCAAGTCAATTTCCTCTTGCTGTTGGGTTAAAGCAACAGTCTGTAATTCAGCATTAATCAAATCAACATTCATAATTAGTCCTTAATCTCACAACCAACACCTTAAGTATCGCATGAAAACCAGCACCTGTCAAGTCTTTTTTCGGTAATGTTGCAAAAAAACGACAGAATTAGGGCGGTTTTGGGCGGTTTTTTGCTATAAGTCAATGCTAGAGTACGTCCTCAGGACCTGAGCCGCCCAAACGGCGGTCTAGGGCGTCAAAATCGGCATCTAATCTACTATGGAAAGAGTCTTCTCCATCATCACCTGAAACCAGCCAGTCGATCCTTTGCACATAAATTTGTGCCAATAAAAGTGACATTCTAGCAATTTTAAATTTTGCAATTGTTTCTGGCGAATACCCATAACTTTTTGGGTCTCCATATTCGTTCACTTCCTCAGAATCATTGTCTATGATAAGTTGTTCGATTTCATCGGCCATGTGTCCGAGTTCATATTGTTTGTATTGAAAATGTCCACCACTCATAATTATCTTCCTGTAATAAATCCCACAACAAAACCAAACGTTCGAATACACCAAACCTTGAAACGGAATCTTTTGTTTATACCATTTCGTTTGGACTCATCGTATCGATTACGCAATATTGGATTCACACGGTTCCTCCGTAGTATGGAATCAGCAGTTCTAAAGCCTCAATGATTTTAGCGTTATTGACAACATCTTCTGGATGCAACCATTTTCCTTCTTTATAATCTTCAAGTTCTTTTCGCAAATATTTTAATTGGTCTTGCAGGTTCAACATAGTAATTCTGTCTGCGGTGTCAAAGTCAATTGATAATCTTGCACTCATAATTCAACTCCATAAAATTTGTTTCTTCAGAAAGAATTTCCATCGTCAGAGTATCTTTACTCTTTTCGATTAAGCCCCCTAACACACCAGCGCCATATCCGCTACAACCATAGTAACTTTTATTGCAGATATAAACTGAACCAGATGAACCTTCGAAATAATATGAACGTGCATCTTCTGTTATTTTAGTCACTCCAGAATTTAACTTCCAAGAATCACTACCAAGATAGCCGCCATACCAACATGCAAAAATCCTGTAATGGGATTCATTGTCTTTGTTAGTCAGTTTGACCATTAGCCATTTGTCTGGTGTATAGTCAGACATTATATTTTTCCTTTAAAAAATCCGACACATGTTCCATTATTCCATCAAACAATTTAGTCATGTGTTCGGTGGAAGTTTTTTTAATTCTATCGTCATTTGGAATTGCAGATAAAGTATTGCACACATCAATAATAATCAACTGGGCGAACTTTGCTAAGGGAACATTATCCCAATTCTCAATAGGAAAGTCGGCATCATCTAGTCCAGCCTGTCTAACAAGTTCTCGAATTCGTTCGTTCATGCAAATTCTTCAATATCAAATTTAGCCATAACGATTTGCCCCTTCACTTTCTTCGGATAGAATTCTGGTGTTGTCATTGTCTCTGCAACGAGAATCTTACCAAGTGCGATCCATTCAACAAGCGGCATTGAAATGTCAGTATATGCTTCAAGATATTCTTGGCACTCTGCGAATGTCTCAAATTCTTTTGCATCTAGTGTGTTTGTCAATTTTGGTTTTGCGAGTAACATAATTTATTCCTTATAAACAAGTGATGAGGTACCATCATATCGGGAAATGTCTTCGTTCCATGATGGTGGTTGTCCGCATTCAAAGTGCATCACATCACGCCCTTGAATGTCTTCTTCTATATTCAACATTTCAACTTCATCGGTGTAGTGCCAATCGTGGCACCACTCACAATAGACTTTAAATCTATCGTTTGCCATTTTTCGTTTGCTTTGGAAGCCTGTCATATTCACTCCGCAGAAATTGGGTCTAAACAAAATTGTGCAAAGTCTTCCCATGTGCCATCAAAGATAACTTGATTGTGTCCGCTATCATATACAGTATTGCAATTCTGCACAATTACTTTGTTGTCATACACATGGTATTCATAATCTTGCCAGTGGTCACGACCGACCATTGGTGCATAGATATAAATTCCACCAACACCGTGTTTCAATTGAACAACTAATTGTGCGGCAAGGCAACTCATACCATTTGCTTCCATTGAATTCTGCTCACCATAGCCATTGACAATGGTTTTAGAATTTAAAAACTGAGCCAGTTCATGTCCATGTCCTGAAGGATATCCATCGTATTGACGATAGATGCACATGATTGCCTCAGCCGAACCATCATCGGTACTGCTATCATCATACACAAAAGTTAAAGACCGAGTACCCATTACATATTCTCCTTTGCCATATCATAACCATTCATAAAATCAGCATTGGAAAACAACAAGTCATTCCAACGCTTCTCAACAATTTTCTCAACCCATTCAACTGGACAGCCAACTTGCTCTGCAATTTCTTCGCAAAGCATAACTGTAGTGTCTAGTATCTCATTAATTTCAATTTCAATATCGCTCATTATGCATCCTCACGCATTACACTAACACCAATCAACATACCGATTAGACCGCCAATCGCAATCATCATTAGAGTCAACAAGTCGGCATCGGGATTCACTTCAATACCACCAACGGCACCAAAGACAATTAGAAAACTAACAAGCATTATAATAGAACCACGCATTAATTCCAACTCCTAAGATTAAGTACTTCAATTTCAACAAATTCATCCTCAATATCATCAGGTATTTGTTTTTCAACGGTATTAGCAAAATACACAGCGGCATCATTATTATCAAATGCCTTCAAATTGACCCAACCATTCTCAGGACCAAAACTCTTAACGATATAAACTTCCATTTTAATCTCTTTTCAACTGAACAAATTCTAGTATATCACATTGGGAAACAAAGTCAACAACTATTTTCAAGATTGTTGTTTTCTCGCAACACCAGAAATTTGCCACAATTTCTCTTCACCTTCATAATCGTATGCGTGAACAAAAAGTTTTTGTCCGTATGCTTCGATAGTACCCCAATTATCATAAACATTATTCGGGTCTGGTTCTACAGTAACGTTCCGCATAATTTCACAATACCCTTTTTGTCCCGTAGGCAATTTGTTTTTAAAATATTTGTAATTATCGGGATAAGTGATAAAGATTTTAGATTTCATTTTAAGCGGCCATCAACATAATAGTAGGGTATTTCACAAAACCAGTGGTGTCTTTTTTTGCTTTGCCTTTTGCATACAAACCAACCACAACACCTTTAGGGTCAAGGAAACGCAAATCGGATTCGTCACCATTGAAAACTGGCATACCCATATAAGTCTCAGGCATTGGCAAAGTTTTCTTAATACCGAACACGGTAGCAACATTATAACCTTGTTGGATTGCTTTAGCAACATCGGCATCATTGCCGTCAGCGGCAGAGAATGTCAAATGATAGTTAGCGATATCAACAACTTTACGACCAAGAACCTTTGTGTAGTCATAGAATTGGACTTCAGGAAAAGCGGTGAACATGTTACGGAACAATTGACCGTTACGGACAACTTCATACTTTTCAAACGCAAGGTCGGAAGTACCATTCAAACGGAAAACAGGAACAAGGTTCATCCGTTTGCTTTGCTTAATTGCTAATTCAATATCAGCAACCAGCAGGTTCATAAATTGAATGCGGTCTTCGAAAAACATTTTGGTTTTACGAATACGTGCCTTTTGAATAACGTTGGTGAATTCACCACGCTTAAACATACCACCACGACCAGCAGTATTCAAACAAGCGGAAGTGCAACCAGCGGTACGCTTGGGACAAGTTTCGTAACCACTCAAGTCGGCTGGAGCAAGGTGCAGAATGTAGGTATTGTAACCTTGTGACATTCCTTTGAGAACCTTAGGGTTTCCGGTAGACAGCAGTTTCATAAATTTCCTTTGTTTTCTCAATCTCTAGACTCTAGTATAACAGGATCGGAACACATGTCAACAACTATTTTCGGAAATGTTGCAGAAAAACAACGCAAAAAACCGCCTTTTGGGCGGTTCTTCTAGTCTCGGAGGGGTAGGAGCACAGTCTATAGCGAAAAACCGCCTAAAAGCCCGCCTACGGTGCTGTAGGCTTCCAATTTTTGATTGCTTTTTCTAAGTCTTTGAATGCTTCATCTTCGTAGAAATCACTGTTGTTTTGTACAGTACTACCTTGGTATTCAGAATCAGGAACCGTAATTGTACTATATGCATTTACATTATTGTCATTCATTGTTGAAAAATTGAATTCAAATTCTTCTTCGCCACCTTCGGTTTCATCATCACGAACTGCATCAAATACAGTTTGGAATTTTTCGTACAATGTAGAATCGATATCGTCAAGCATACCTTCCATCGTATAGATTGCAGATTGCAATACTTTAATGTCCACGTAGTTTTCTGTGCCAGCGACAAGAAGTTTAAATAGATTTTTAAATTCTGAAACTCGAATGATTTCAGTTTCTAGTTCGTTTAATTCGCCCCAATGTTTCATATCGACTCCATTTTCATTTGTTGATTGTTTTGTCGTGGTTGTTGTTCACGAACGGACTCTTTGATAGTGTTTTGAAATTTACTAACACTACTATCTATAAGCATTGCAATCCCGGAAGTTCCTGCTGTTGCAAGAAAGATACCAACAGCACATCCACATATAAATTTCATCATGCTATATTCCATTCTATCATATCACGAATCTCTACAGATTCGCTACCATCATATTCGTGAATACGAAAAGCAGTACCAACAGGCAACCATTGAATTGTCAAACCATCTGCACCGCCACAGTATGTATTTGGATATTTGGCAGTAACATATGCTTCAATTGCTTCTACTGAATCTCCACGTTCAACCATAGTGACTAGTGTTGGATCATGCAACATAAAACCAGGATTATCTTCATCGACACAATATGCCCATGTCGACCAACCAGCACCAAATCCTGGAGATACTAGTACTGCAACTTTCCCATCACGAATAACTTTATTCATTAGTCCACCTTGATAGCATTCAATTCATTAATTTTCTGCGCTTCAATTTTACCAGTTTCTTTATCTAACTCACGGAAAGATTTAGATGCACGTAGTTGTGCGTAGAGTGCGGCATTACGCTGTACTTCAGCAAGCATAATCTTGTTTGATTCGTCAGCAGAGAAACGCAGTCTAACGAATGTGCGAAAGCCAGAACCTTCTTTTACTACCATAAAGTTTTGACGTTGTACACCAACTAGATTTACTTTAGAGACAATCAATCGTGTAGTACGTTCAATGTCAGCATTAGCGACACCTTTACCAAGCACACCAGATTCAACTGCAAAGTCTTTCATCATAGCACTAGTGTATGAAGAATAGTTGGATGCAAGTTCACGTTTAGCAGACAACATCGCTTTGTCTACAGAGAATTGAAAATCGTTTGAGTATTCAGTACCCACACCATAGATAGCAGAATCATCTTTCTTCGGTGCATCAGCATACCACTTAGGATAGTCAACTTCGTTACTAAACATTTTCGTTTCACTTACACTTGGACCATCTTTGATAGTGCTACATGCGCTGATTGAAAGCACAAACGGTACTATGATATAACAGAGTAATTTTTCCATGATTTATTTTCCTACATTCTTAATGTATTGACCTGCTTGATTCAAGTCTTGTCCAGCACCTTGCAGAGTGCCACCCACAGTACCACAGCCAGTTAAGACTACCAGTACACCCATAATAAAAAGAGACTTCATTTCACTTACCTTTCAATGCTCACATGATGATTAATAACTTT